ATGAGCGATTTAGCATTCCATGTCCGCCAGTTCGTCCCGGCGTGCGCCGATGGCGAGGAACTGGAGCACCGCACCGCACTGCTCAAGGCGAGGGACTTTGCCGCTGCGCAGCGGGGCAAGGTATTCTCCGACGCGGCGATCAACCTCTCCTGCGCAGCGCACGAGACGGCGGGCGAATACGTTTATGCTGACGTGCCGGTCGATCGGCTCAAGATCGCCGTGGCATTCTGCCGTCACCTTGTGAGCGCGGCTTACCTTGCCGAGCACCTTTCGGAAGAGGGAGCTGGCCGATGAACTGGATGCAATCCCTTCAAGCCGAGATCTATCGCGATGTCGAAGAGGACGCTGCCGAATATCTTGGCGAGAGCAAGCAGACGCTACCCCGCTTCGACCTAGACCTGCTCGACGGGGCACCGCCACCCGATCGCAAGTGGGTGCTGCCAGGCTTCATCCCCTGCGGCGAGATAACGCTATTCACCGGGCCAGGCGGCGCGGGCAAGAGCCTATTCGCTCAGCAACTGGCGACTGCCCTAGCAGGTGGCGTGCCGTTCCTTGGCATCGGCGCTTCCGGCGAGAAGACGACAGCGCTCTATGTGACGGCGGAAGACGACGAATTCGAGCTGCACCGGCGTCAACGAAACATCATGCGCACTCTCGACCTCGACCGTGCAGACGTTGGCGACCGGCTGGGCTTAATCAGCCTTCGCGGCAGGATCGGCAATGAGCTGGTGACGTTCGATCGCGACGGTTCGCTTGAGCGCAGCAACACTTTCTCGCTGCTGCGCAATACGGTCGAGGTGACGGGAGCGAACTTCCTAATCCTCGACAACCTGGCACATCTGTTCGCTGGCAATGAGAACGATCGTGGGCAGGTCACTGCCTTTGTGAACGCTCTCTATTCGCTGGTGCGCGATCACGGCGTCACGATCCTGCTGCTAGGCCACCCGAACAAGAGCGGCGACTCCTACTCCGGTTCGACGGCGTGGCTCAATGCCGTGCGGTCGCAGATCGAGATCAACCGCGTGCAGGACGGCGAAGGTAACGTGCTCGACCCGGACGCCCGCGTGCTGACCTTGGGCAAGGCGAACTATGCGCGGGCCGGTGCGCAACAGGCATTCCGCTGGCACGAATTCGCGTTCGTCCTGGAGGAAGACCTGCCGAGCGATGCGCGGGCCGAACTAGCCGAAGCGCAAAAGGCCGCTGCCGAGAACGAAGCCTATCTTCGCTGCCTTGCCGCCGCGACCGATCGCAAGCGGGCCGTCTCGCATCATCCTGGCGTGAACTACTACGCATCGACCTTCGCCAAAATGCCGGAGGGCCGGGGCAATACGAAAGCGGCATTCGAACGAGCGTTCGAGCGGCTGCTGGCGCTGGGCGCGATCGAGCTAGATGCGAAGCTTTGGAAGCGTGAAAACCGGACCTACAAATACGGCATTCGGGCTGTTGATAACCCTGCGGAAAAGTGCACCGACCAAGCGCACCGACCCCTGCACCGACCCCCTGCACCGACCCGCACCGACCCATCCGTAAACCCTGCACGCACCGACCCCCCTATACCTAAAGGTATACCGGGCGCGGCCACTAAGGCCGCCACGCCCGATCAGGATAAGGACTGCCCTGCCTGTGATGGCATCGGCTGCCACTGGTGCGAGCAATGAGCGACCTACTGGCCAGGGTGGAGGCAATGACACCTGAGCAACGGGAAGGCGCGATCGAAGTGCTCGACGCGCTGACCCGTCCCCTAACCGTGCGGGAGATCGAAACCTTCCTTCGAAAAGGCGGCGTCTCCCGATCACGAGCAATCAAGATCGCAGGCACCGTAAAGCATTGGCACATCGTTGCGATGATGGGGCCGGAAGGAAACAACAATGGCTAACTGGCCCTACAACACCGCCGCATGGCAGAAGCTGCGCAAGGCAAAGCTGAGCCGCGACCCGCTATGCGAAGACTGCCAGGCTATGGGCAGGATCACCCCTGCCAACCACGTGGACCACTGCCACGCTATCAGCGACGGGGGCGATGCCTTCCCTCCGCTAGATGAACTGTCCAGCAAGTGCGGGCCATGTCACTCGGCCAAGACGGCACGCGGGGCAGAAGCAGGTGCGGTTCGATCCAGTAAGCCAAGACGTGGATGCAGCGCGGATGGCACCCCTTTGGATTCGAAACACCCCTGGACTATAATAGGAACCCAAGGAGAACGAACAGATGAAGGCAGTGCCGGTAACGCTCGCGTGTGCAATCCTATTGGCAGGTTGCAACTCGAAGCCACCACAGGAGGAACCACCCACTGCGCAGGTCAGTCCGACCGCAGCTTCAACGAAGAGCCCGACCCGGTGGGAGGAAGTCGATCCCCCGCTCACCGAGGCGAACGAAAGAGGTATGGCGAAGTTGAGGGAGCGCAATCAGCCCAAGGAAAATCGCTAAGGGCTGACGCCGAGGGACCGCCGCGGAACTACAATTTTGAGTTAGTTTCGGGAGGGCCGACCGATGGGCGCTAGAGGTCCACGCGCGCGCCCGAAGCGGGCAGCAATTCAGGTGCCGCAAAATGCCTCACCTGAATTTCATCCTTGGGAAGCGGATGGCCTAACCCGTGCCGAGCGCGTGATCGCGTTTATCGAGTCATTGCCGATCACCAAAGGCTATGGTGCTGGCGAGCGCGTGAAGCTCCTGCCGTTCCAGCGTGAATGGATCGAAGCGGTTTACGCCACCGACGAACACGGCAATCGGCGCGTGCGCACGGGCCTGATGTCGGTCGCCCGTGGCCAGGGCAAGACCGTCCTGGCTGCATTGCTGACCCTCTGCCACCTATGCGGGCCGGAAGCCGAGCAACGCGGCGAATGCTATTCGGCAGCGGCTACGAAAGAACAGGCCGGGTTGATCTTTGGAGAGATGGAAGCGGTCATTCTCGAAACACCCTGGATGGCCGAGCGGCTTAACACCCAACGGTTTTACAAGCTGATCGAAGACAGCGTTACCGGCAGCAAGTATCGGGCACTGGCCAGCGATGGCAAGGCAGTTCATGGGACAGCCAGTTCGTTCATCGTGTGTGACGAATTGGCGCAGTGGAAGAAGCGCGAGCTGTTCGACGTGCTGCGAACCTCGATGGGCAAGCGCAAGGAACCGCTGATGCTGGCGATCGGCACGCAATCGCCGCACCCGGAAAACATCATGTCGGAGCTGGTGGATGAAGCGAACCGGATCAATTCCGGCGAAGTCGAAGACCCATCCTTCCACGGCGTAGTGTATGCGGTCCCGGAGGATGCCGACCCTTACGACCCGGACAACTGGCCATTGGCGAACCCCGCGATCGGCGTGTTCGTATCGGCGGAGCAGATTGCCGACGAAGCGAAGCGGGCGCAGCGGATGCCGACCTTCGAACCGGCATTCCTAAACCTACACTGCAATATGCGCGTCGATGCTGAGCCTAAGGCGATCAACCCCAAGGAATGGGACGCTTGTGGCGCTCCCGTCGATCCTGAGGCTCTACGCGGGCAGCGGTGCTATGGCGGACTCGACCTTTCCAGCACGCGCGATCTATCGGCGCTGGTGCTCTACTTCCCGGACAGCGGCGCGGTGCTTCCGTTCTTCTGGTGCCCTAAGGCTGGCTTGGCGCTCAAGGAAGAACAGGACCGCGTGCCGTATCGCACCTGGGCGAAGCAGGGCTTCATCGAACCGACTCCCGGCAAGGCGATCGACAAGCGGTATATCGCGCATCGCCTAGCCGAGATCGTCTCGACCTATGACGTTCGCGCTATTGCCTTCGATCGCCACGCTATCGAGGATTTAACCGTCATCCTCGACGGCGAAGGCGTATCGGTCCCGCTCGAACCTTGGGGGCAAGGTTTCGTGTCGATGGCAGGGGCGATCGACGCCTTCGAAACCCATTTGCTAGAGGGCGAACTAGCGCACGGGATGCACCCGGTCCTGCGCTGGAACGCCTCTAACCTGATCTTCGACACTGACCCGGCGGGCAATCGTAAGCCGAACAAGGCGCGTTCGATCGACCGTATCGACGGCCTGGCCGCGCTAATCATGGCTTGCGGCATCGCGGCCAAGGGAGAGGAGGAAATTGCCGAACCTAACCTAGCGTGGATCTAGCGCCGATCGGGATGAGTTCGCTCTGCAATAAGTGCCTCCACCTCATCCTTGCTAAGTTGGATCGGCTGGCGGTTCGCCAGATCGCCACGGACTTCATTAAACAAAGGCAACATCCGGCGGAACCAGTCGAGGTTCAACACGCCATTGCCAGTCCGTCCGTCGAACCGATCAAATCTCTTAAGTTTTTCGACCATGAAGCGCGCGACCGATGCGTGCTCTGATTCTCGGTTGGTATCGAAGCCGGGGAACTTATGCTCGCTCGCCTCTTCGATGAAGGACCACATATCCAATATGTCGGTTACTTCACTAACAACTCGATCGTCCCGACGTTCAGGGAAGAGGCCCCCATATTCCCATTCTATCGCCCAAGTATTGCCCGTCAGAATGGCTTCGCGAACAAGCGCCGGATTGACGCTTTCGGTAGCTCCGACTTTCTCGGCGATGTCACAGAGCAACACGCCAGCTAATTGCTCAAACTTCGAAAGTTTCATTGACCGGGATTCCTCTGTTGCGCATAGTCTAATCGAGACGACCCGGCGCGCCAACGCCGAGCCGCCTCTAACCTTAGACGATCTTGGAGCGATCGAATGGCTAAGAAGACTCATAGGGCGGAATCCGCCTTCGACAATCTTACTCGCAAACTATCCACGAGAGACGCGATCCTCTTGTTGCTCGACGGCGTAGAGACGCCGGAGCAATTCGAGGTTTGGCGCGAAGACATACGCCAGGTCGGCAGCCTAATGCCGCTGACCGAATTCGCAGATATCGCCTACCTCGCATTGCAGCGACACAAGCAGGTGCATCCTGCTTACTGGGAGGCGAAGCGATGATCTATCTTGCAACAGGCTGGCCGGAGTTCCGGCAGGACGGCGACCTAACCCACCTGACAATCCCATCCGGGAACGGGAGCGGTGTGCAGGTGGCGCTAACGAGAAATCAGCTCACCAAACTTGCCATGTCGGCGCGCGACGCGATGGAAGAGGCCTACGAAACACCTCACCCTGAGATCGCGCAGGTGACGGCGTTTCAGAGGCGAGAGAGGTAGGCGGTCCCGCGAGTTATCCCCGACCCCGACGGGCTGGGCTTATACAGGTGTTGACACCGACCATCAACAGGTGTATATGGAGGGCATGATTGACCTAAACGACATGTCCCAGTGGGATCATCCCGTCTTTCCCGTCGCGGTTGCGGCTCAGGCTTCGATGGTTGCGCCTGGCACGTTGCGGATGTGGTTTGTTAGGGAACGCATTACGTTGAAAGCCGGGGAATTCGATCCGGGCACCGATGCGGAAAAAGCGGGCCTTCCTCGGCTTCTCACATTCAGAACTGTGCTTACAATCGCGGCGGCGGCAGCGCTGGTTAGAACTGGAACCGACGTAGCGGTCGCCTACGAAGCCGCGAAAGAATGGACTTGGTTCGGTGAGGGTTGGAACGGTCAAGGACCCTGCCCCCGCGATCCGGCGTGCCTGTTCGAATTGCCGAGCTTTACTTTCCTGATCCACCGAGGCGGACCTTTCGCAAAGGTAGTGAAGGGAAATCCGGCACCGGACTATCCCGACCTGTTTGCTGGCGGCAATCCCGTGCCCCCGTCACCGACTATCGTTCACCTCAACTATATCGACAAATACGTTCGCGGTGTTTGCGAGGGCTTTTTGCGCGATGCCTAAGAATTGCCCCTCGACCGGGCTTGCCATGCCAGGCGCTGGCGAAGGTGACATGCCAGGCGGCGTCACCAGGTCGAGCATTTGCCGTCATCGTCGCGAGACAGACGACAATCTCAGCGCGGGGGCATCGTGCCCCCGCCAGTTAGAGGAATACAACACATGACCACTGCCGAACTACAAGAGCAGCGGGCGGCCATTGTGGACCGCATGAACACCGCTCATACTACCGACGACGACAAGGCTTTCACGGAAGCTGAAACCGAGCTTCGCGCGATCGACGGCAAGCTCGAACGTCAGCGGAAGATCGACGACGCTGAACGCCGCGAAAGCGGAACGCCGCTTCATGGCGCGCGCGGCGAATTTGCCGAGCTGCGCAATCAGAACCTGATCGAGACGCTGCGTTACGGCGCGGGCATGGCGGTCAACGATCGCGCCAAGGTCGAGCGGGAACAGGCTATGCTTGCCGAACGCGCTGGCGGACCTGCCAAGGGCGTCTACGTGGCGACTGAGCTGTTCGAGAAGCGTGCGGCGGACATGACCACCGGCAGCGCATCCACGATCGCTCCCGACAATTTTCGGCCGGACCTTTTCACTTCGGCGCTGACGAACACGTCGATCGTTTCGCGGCTGGGTGCAACCACGCTTACCGGCCTGACCGGCGACGTGGTTATTCCGCGTGAAACCGACTCTCCGAACGTTGGCTGGGTTGCCGAAGATCAGGCGCTTTCGACCGATGGTGCCAGCTTTGACTCGCTCACGCTGACCCCGCATCACGTTGGCGTCATCACCGAGCTTTCGCGTCAGTTGCTCCAGCAATCGTCCCCTGCGGTCGAACAACTGGTGCGCAATATGATGAGCCGCAATGTGGCGCTCGAAATCGACCGTGCGGCAATCGCTGGCAGCGGCACTGGTGCAGAACCGCTTGGCCTTATCAACGACCCGAACGTTCCGACCGTGCCGTTCGCGACCGACCTGTTCACCACTACGGCAGACATGATCGCTGCGGCGGATGTTGCGAACATCGGTGACAGCCGAGCTTTCCTTTCGACCAACGGCGTCCGGGCGGCTGCGATGAAGCTGCGCGACACCACCGAGCGACCGATCGCGATCAGCGAGACGTTCCACGGGGAAGCCGCCTACTTCACGAACCAGGCACCGACTAACCTGGGCGTCGATGAAGACGAAGCTGGCCTTGTCTATGGTGACTGGTCCGACCTGCTGATCGGCATCTGGTCGCAGCTCGACATTCTGGTCAATCCGTATGCGGAAACCGCCTATTCGAAGGGCAACATCCTGCTGCGCGCGATGGCCAGCGTAGACTTCGGCGTTCGCCGTCCTGCTTCGTTCGTCTCGGCTACCGGAGTGGCCAGCTAATGAGTGCGGCGGCTAACCTTGAACGGCGTTTCGCCACAGACCTGCGGAGTTCAGGGCGCAGACTGGAGGGTTATGCCGCCACCTTCGCCCATGAGGCGAACCTGGGGGCATTCCGGGAGCGCATTTCCTTGGGCGCTTTCCGGGATGCCCTTTCCGGCGACGTGCTGGCCTTGCTCGACCACGATCCTGGTAAGGTGCTGGGCAGGACGCGCACCGGCACGCTCGAGCTTCGCGAAGACGATAAGGGCTTGGCATTCTCGCTCGACGTTCCCGACACTGCTGCGGGCCGTGACGTGCTCGCATTGGCAGCGCGCGGCGACCTGGGCGGAATGTCTTTCGGATTTCTCGTGCCAGAGGGCGGCGAAAGCTGGGCTGGCGACACCCGCACGCTCACCAAGATCGACCTGCGCGAGATCAGCATCGTAAGCGCTTGGCCGGCGTATGAGGGAACAGAGGTCGCCTTGCGTTCCCGCAGGGTCGCACACGGGCACACAAGGCGTGTGCGGGCTATCAAGCTTGCGGAGGCGCGGCAATGGGCATGATCGACCGAATCGCATCGATGGCGGGCTTTGAGCGCCGTTCTGACGCTTCGCCGCTAGATCCAAGCTGGCAGGCTCTTGCTCCTATGACCGGTTACTATTCCGGTTTGAGCGCAAGGGCGGCAGAGAATCTTTCCACCGTGCTGGCCTGCACCGGCGCGATTGCTACCGCTTTGGCCTACGTTCCGGCCCGCGTTTACGCGCATGTGGATAACGATCGAGTGGAGAAACAGGGGCACCCGCTTGGAAAGTTGATCCGCTACGGCTTCAATCCCTCTATGACGTGGTGCGACGGCATAGAACACCTGGTGGCTGACACCCTGCTGACCGGCAACGGGCTGCTCGAAATCGAGCGGAACGGCAACGGCCAATGCTCCGCGCTCTATTACCACCCCTGGGGGATGGTGACGGTTCAAGAGCTGGCAAGCGGGCGGCTGGCCTATGATGTCAGCAACGGCAAAGGCGTATCGCGCCGACTGCTCGAAGGGGAAGTGATCCACCTTCGCGACCGGACCAACGACGGCAAGATCGGTATCTCCCGGCTTTCCCGATCGGCAGACACGGTTGCTGGCGTTGACCTCGCTAACCGCCACGCTGCGCAGTTCCTTGCCAACGGGGCGAACCCTTCCGGCGTGCTCGAAAGCGCATCGCAACTGTCACCCGAACAAACGAAGAACCTTCGCGAGCAGTTCGACGAGAGGTTTTCCGGCGCTCACAACGCTGGGCGCGCTCTAATCCTTGGGGGCGGGCTCTCGTGGAAGCCAGCGCAGATTTCACCTGAGGATGCCGAGCTGCTGGAAACGCGGCGCTTCGGTGTCGAAGAGATTGCTCGGCTGTTCCAGGTGCCGCCGCCGATCATTGGTGACTACACCCACAATACGTTCACGAACTCAGAGACGGCAGGACGTTGGTTCGCCACCTTCTGCCTGGCACCCTGGGCGCGGAAGATCGAAGCGGAATTCTCTCGCTCGCTGTTCCCGATTGGGTCGCCTTACGAACTCGAATTGGATCTTTCCGGCTTCCTTCGGGGCGATCCTGAAACGCGCTGGAATGCGCACAAGATCGCGCTCGAAACGAACGTGCTTGATGCCGACGAAGTGCGCCAGGTCGAAGGCTGGAACCCGCGAAAGCAGGTGGCAGCATGAGCAAGGCTCTCCGCACCATAGGGCAGGTCGCGGGCGTAGCATCGCTATTTCTGACCCCGTTCGCGCCCGCAGTGGGCGCCGCACTTGGCGCAATCGCCAGTCCCGCCTCCGATTCAAACACCCTTGTCACGAAAGGGGTAGCACGTGACTCTACAAAACGGACTGATCCACAACGGCAAAGCGTATCTGTGGACCGATACGCTGGCCTATCATCCCGACCACAAGACACCTCTCTTCCACGTCACGAAAACCTTTCACGATATATCGGAGAAGTGGGTGGCGACATTCAGCGGCGATACGCCGGGAGAGTTCCCACATTTTGTGCCGCAAGAGATCGTCAACCGGGAGGCGAAGACCGAGCGCCAGTTAATCGAGGCATGTATCGCGGCGCTCAAGACATTGCGCCTGGACCATGGCCTGATGCAACGCGTCCTGTTGGCGTTTCAGTGTGCTGACAATGGCGCGCGTATGTTCCTGATCCCCGGCGATGACCTAGGCTTCGCAGGCGCTTTCGAGCCTTTCGAGACAATTCAGTTCATGAGCTATGGGGCGACCTTCCCCGGCGCTCCATGCGATCCCGAAACACCGGGCGAGATGCGCCGCTTCATCGAATGGCAAAAGGCCCTGCCCAATGCATCACCCTACGGCGGCGACCTCATCCAAACCGAAATCTCCATGGCGGGAATGAAGCAGCGTCGCTGGTCTGATTATTTCGACACCCCGGAGGCGCAAGCCGCATAGTCATGGCCGGACGCAAAGCCCTTATCTCGAAAGACGACCTGGTGCGGATGGCAACGACTGTTGCTGCGCACGGCGTCGTCTTGCGGGGGCGGATCGATGCGCTTGGCAACTTTGACTTCACGATGACCCGGCAGGCGGAAGCGGTAGCTTCTAGCAATGACGACCTAGACGACCGCTTAGACGAATTCGGTGCGCTATGAAGAAGCCTCAGTTCGTCTCTAAATTCACCGACCGTCACGGCAAAGTGCGCTATCGGTTTCGGCGCAAAGGCTACCCTGCCCACTACTTCAAGGCACCCTTCGGCACCAAGGCGTTCGAGCGTGAATATGCCGCGTGCTTAGAGCAGGAAAAGCCTGCGATTGGTGCGGGCCGGATCATTCCTGGCAGCGTGTCGGACGTAATAGCGCGTTACTACTCGGATTCGGCATTCCTCGATTTAAAACCGGCGACACAAACAGTTTACCGGGGCGTGCTGGAACGTTTCCGCAATAGCTTTGGCGACGATCCTATGCGGGCCTTCGATGCGAAGCGTATTCAGCGCGTGATGGTAGCAATGCGCCATAAGCCGCACGCAGCGACCCGCCTACGCAAGCTACTCGCTCAACTGTTCATCGTTGCACGGCGCGAAAGGATCGTGCCGGGGACGTTCGATCCGGTGAAAGACACGCGCGCCCCTAAAGCCGAGACGGAGGGCTATCACCGCTGGAGCGAGGAAGAACTGGCGCAGTTCGAAGCGAAACACCCGCTGGGCACCAAACCCCGCTTGGCCTTCGCATTGCTGCTCTACGGCGCTCAAAGAAGCGGTGACGTGCGTTATCTGACCCATGCAGCGATTAAGGGCGGACGCATCCGCCTAAAGCAATCGAAGACCTCGAATTCGGTCAATGTGCCGATCGTCGCACCGTTGCGCGAAGCTATCGAGGCTGGGCCGGTAGGCAAGCTGCTCGTGATCGAAAACAACCGTGGCACGGCGTTCACCGCCAAGGGCTTTTACAACCTGGTCAAGCGCGCGTGTATCGCTGCCGACCTGCCACACTGCTCGGCTCACGGATTGAGGAAAGCGGCTGCGGCACGCTTGAAGGCACGCGGTGTCGCGGATGCCGATGGCATGGCGATCACCGGACACAAAACCGTGCGCGAATACCTGCGTTACGCTGGCGATATTGGCGACGAGGAAAGGGCCGATCGCGCGATGGAAAAGGCTTACGGAATGTCTAACCCGGTCAAATAG